GTTGTTGTTGCTGCATTTAAAGAAATAGAAAATCAAGGTGCTAGTGCATTAAAAGAATTAATAAAAAATGATCCTACAATGACATTTAAAGTCTTAGGAAATGAAGCAGAAAAGTTATCAATAACAGTTGGTAAAATATTAGCTCCAGCTATCTTAGATGCGACTGTTGCATTAACTAAAATCGTTCAAGCGGCTGATACTTTCATAAAATCTCCAATAGGACAAACTGCCGCAATATTTACTGGTATTGCTTTTGCTATTAAAGGAGTGACTGTTGCCGTAGCCTTACTAAAAACTGCCTTAACTATAGCTGCAACACAATTAAGTTTAGTAGGTACGCAAGCGTTGATAGCTAGTGGTGGTTTTAAAGGTATAGCTGCAACAAGTCTTTTGGCATCTGGTGGTATTGGAAAATTAACTTTAGCTTTAGGTGCGTTAAAACTTGCAACTCTGGCTACTGGTTTCGGTGCTGTTGCTATAGCAATAGGTGCAATAACGACTGCTGTTATTAAACATATAGATAAACAAAAAGAATATAACAGACTTGTTAAACAAGGTGGTGAAGAAGAAGTTAAAGCTGCTATGCGAGCTATTATAGCTCAAAGAGAAAGTTTAAGAGCAAGACTAGGTTCAAGTAACAGAGTGGATCAAAGTCTTAAAAGACAGATTAAATCTCTTAATGCTCAATTAGGGCCATTACAAGAACAACTTTCTAAAACAGAAGCTATAGCACAAAAAAACAAAGATATTGCAGATAACAAAGAAGAACAAAAAAAGATACAAGAAGAAATTAATGCACTTGAAGAAGCTAATAGAAAAAAAGCCGAAGAATATGCACAAGCAGAAATGGATAAAGTTGCAGCAATCGGTGAATTTATAGATAGTCAAAGTGATTCCTTAGCATTAGTTAGGGCACAAATTAATGGCAAAGGAGAACAAGTTGCATTAGAGCAAGCAATTAATAATGCTGTTAAAGAATATGGAGAGGAATATAGAGATATAATTACAAATTATCTAACTGCAAATAACGAACTGAAAAAACAAAAAGAAAACATAGACAAAAATAAAGAAGCGGCAGAAAAGCTTAAAGAGCAATATAGACAAATAGGACAAGAAACAAGACAAGGTTTAGTTGAAAATTTAAGAGAAGCAATAAATGGTAGTCAAACTTTAGGTCAAGCACTAGGTAATGTTTTAAATAATTTAAAAAATAAATTACTTGATATTGCCTTAAATAAAGCTATTAGTGGCATAGGTAGTGCATTAATGGGTGGTAAAAAAGGTGGAGGTGGTTTGTTTGGTAGTTTCTTAGGTGGTTTGTTTGGAAGAGAAAGAGGAGGAAGAGTTAATGCTGGCGGTGCTTTTCTTGTAGGAGAGCGAGGGCCAGAGATTTTGCAGATGGGATCTAAAGGTGGCAATATAATTCCAAACAGTCAACTAGGAACTGGTGGCGGTGGTACAACTAATGTGGTAACTGTTAATGTAGATGCTTCTGGTTCTTCTGTTTCTGGAAACAATGCTGATGCAAGTCAGTTAGGTCAAGTTATTGGTCAAGCTGTACAGGCTCAACTAATTAAAGAAAAACGTGCTGGAGGTTTACTAACTAGATAAATGGCAACTTTTCCTTCAATCAGTCCGACCTACGGAATGAGAAAAACAAGCTCACCCAGAATAAGGACAACTTCTTTCGGTGATGGTTATGAGTTTAGGGCATTATTTGGTTTGCCTTTGACTCAAGATCCTAAAGTATATGATTTAACTTTTAACGTATCTGAAACAGATGCTGATGTTATAGAAGGATTTTTAAGAAGTAGAGTGAATGATCAGGCAAGTTTTACATTTACCCCACCAGAAGAAGGAAGCACACAAACAGGGACATATTCCCAAAGTGCCACTACATCTACAATCTCAATCGCAAATCATGGCCTTGCTATTGGTGATGTTGTAACTATTGATTATACTTCTGGATCTGCAACAGATGGTACTTTTGCAATAGCAACGGCAGCCGATCAAAATACTTTTACAGTCACAGCTTCTAACAGTGCCACAAATAGCGGTAATGTTACTGTTACTTTGTCTGGTGCTGGTCAGTATGTTTGCCAATCTTGGACTAAATCAATTCCATATAACAACAGAGCAACTTTAAACTGTACATTTAGAGAAGTATTTGAACCCTAATGGCAATACCTACAGCAGAACTGCAATCATTATCAAATAAATCTATTATTGAACTTTATTCAATTACTTTAGTTGCTGCTCTTCATGGCTCAACTAATGTTACTAGGTTTCATTCTGGTGTTGGTATGAATAGCAATGCAAATATCATCTGGCAGGGTAACACTTATACAAAATTTCCAGTTATAGCAGAAGGCTTTGAATATACTGGGCGTGGAACTTTACCAAGGCCAACACTTACAGTGTCTAATGTTTTGGGAACTATTACAGCATTGATGGCAACAGCAAATGCAACAACGCCATTTAATGATTTACAGGGAGCAAAATTGATAAGGCATAGAACAATGGCTCAGTTTTTAGACGCTGCAAACTTTCCTTCTAGTAAAAATCCTTTTGGTACTCCATCAAGTTCAACTGAACTACCACAAGAAATTTATTTTATTGATAAAAAAACTCTAGAAAATAGAGAAGTTGTACAATTTGAGTGTGTCTCTGCACTTGATTTAGAAAATATTCGTGCGCCAAAAAGACAAGTTACAAGAAAAGATTTCCCTTCTGTTGGTACTTTCACATGAGTTGGAAAGATAAAGCTGCTGAATATGCTGTTAAATGCCTTCCTAGAGAGTCTTGTGGTTTGTTAGCCATAATCAAGGGCAAGGAAACTTTCTGGCCTTGTGAAAACCTATCAGAAGCACCTGACGAATACTTTGTAATGTGTCCCGACTCATGGGCTGAATGTGAGGATCAAGGAGAGCTTATTGGTATCGTTCATTCTCATACTTATGGATCTGCACTACCATCTGATGCTGATAAAGCATCTTGTGAACATCTTGGTTTACCTTTTTATATTTATAGTGTTGATCATAAAGATTGGCATAGTTTCAAACCTAGTGGTTATAAGTCTGGGCTTTTTGGGAGGACTTGGATCTGGGGTAAGCATGATTGTTGGAGTTTGATAACTGATTATTTTTTAGAAAAAAAACAAATAAATTTAAAATTTTGGCCGAGACCTAAAAGCTTAAAAGCGTTTGCAAATGATCCTTATTTTGAAAAAGTATTAACAGGATCTGGATTTAAAGAAGTTAATAAAGACGATATTCAAGAGAATGATGTTTTATTAATGATAGGCCCAGAGAAAAAACTAAATCATGTTGCTTTGTATATTGGTAATCAAACTATTTTTCATCACAACATAAAACAGTTGAGTTGTAGAGAGATATATGATTTAAGATATACACAAGCCACAAAAAAAGTTTTTAGATATGCATCTTAGAAAACTAATAGTCTATGGAAGGCTTAGACAATTTTTAGGTCAATCACATTTTGAAGTCGCTGTAAATAATCCAAGACAGGCTTTTGCTTTTTTGATTGCAAACTTTCCAGAAGTCGAAAAACATATGCAAGAACAATTATACAAAATAAAAATGGGTGAGCTAGAAATAACAGAGGATTTATTAGAAATTAAAGGTGATGGAGATATAAAAATTATTCCTATTGCTGTGGGTGCTAAATTTGCTGCTCCGCTTGTTTTAGGTGCTGGAGCGGCTGTTGCTGGTAGTGCTATTGCAGCAACCGCATTTGGAGGCACACTTGTCGGTGGACTTATTGCAAGCGGATTAAGTGCTGTTGGGACATCAATGATTATAGATGGAGTTACAAGTATTATTGCACCAACTCCACAAGTGCCAAACTTTAATGCTGCTGATTCATTATCTGACAATGACCCAAACGTACAGGCAAACTTTGGTTTTAATTCAATTACAAACACATCTAGGGCTGGCGTTCCAGTTCCAATAATTTATGGTCAAGTATTTACTGGTTCTATTGTTATCAGTTCTGGAATTGATACAGTTCAAGTGGAGGGTACAGCAACATAATGCCTCAAGCAACAGGAAGTGGAACAGTAGATGATTTTAGAGAACTGTTTGGTTTTACAAACCCTGATTTACCAGCAGACTCGCTGGCATCAAAGCAATTTCAAACGCTAATTGATCTCATATCAGAAGGAATAATCTCAGGATTCCCCTCTGCTACTGGCTCTCAGGGATCAACTGAATACAACACAAGCAGTCTAAAAGACGTATTTCTTAATGGGACACAAGTTTTACAACAGGCGGCTGGTACAAGTCCAGACGAAACAGATTTTAATTTTAAGAATATTACCTTCGAGCCTAGATTTGGAACATCAAATCAAACAGCTATTGCTGGGATTTCTGCTAGTGAATCAGAAACTGCCGTAAGTACAACAGTTACTAAAGATGCCCCAGTATCAAGATCAATAACAGATACAAACATTGATGCTGTTAGAGTAACAATTGCATTTCCTCAACTACAACAATTCGAAGATAATGGAGATATAAACGGAGCGGAAGTAGCTCTTACAATTCAAACAATAGAGAATGATGGCACAACACAAACAGTTATAACAGACACAGTAAAAGGTAGAGCCGCAAGCACTTATTTTAGGGATTATAAAATCAACCTACCTTCTGGTACAAGTTTTCCTGTAACTATCAGGGTTAATAGAACAACTGATGATAGCACTGACTCTTTTTTAAATGACAGTTTTCAATGGTCATCTTTTACAGAGATAATAAATGAGTCTAGACCTTATGCTAACTCTGCTCATGTAGCACTACGTTTTGATGCTGAGACTTTCCCTTCTGTTCCTTCGAGGATGTTCCGCGTCAGGGGAACCCTTATTTCAATTCCTCACAATGGTACTGTCAGGGCTGATGGATCAATATCTTATTCTGGGACTTTTAACGGGACTTTTAAATCTGATAAAGAATATTCCAATGATCCAGCATGGATTTTATATGACTTGTTAACTACTTCTAAAGGATTTGGCGATCACATAGACTCAACACAATTAGACGTTTATAGTTTTTATTCAGCTTCTGTTTATTGCTCAACTCAAGTAGACGATATGACAGGAACTGGTAATACTGAGGCAAGGTTTTCAACAAACGTGGTTCTGAATACTCAGCGTGATGCATATTCCTTAATTAATGATCTTTCTTCTGTGATGAGAGTAATGCCTTTTTATAGTGCAGGGGTAATAAACATATCTCAAGATAGGCCAACAGATCCAAGTTATATTTATAATCTCAGCAATGTAACAGCAGAAGGATTTTCTTATTCAAACTCTAGTAAATCAACAAAAGCAACTGTTGTTAATGTTGGATATTTTGACAATGAAACACAGCAAATAGATTATGAAACTGTTGAAGATACAGCATTACAAGCTAAATATGGTGTTGTTGTTCGTAACTTAAAAGGCTTTGCTACAACTTCAAGAGGACAAGCTGCAAGACTTGGAAAGTGGTTTTTATACACACAGTCAAATGAGGCTGAGTTAGTTTCTTTTAAAACATCTATAGAATCAGGAACGATAGTAAGAGTTGGAACAATAATATCTGTACAAGATCCGATGAGGGCAGGGGTTAGAAGAGGAGGAAGAATAAAAACTGGTGTTTCTACAACACAAATAGTAGTAGATGACGCAAACAATACTGATCTAGCAACTACAGGATCAGCAACCTTATCTGTAATTTTGTCAGATGGCTCTCTCGAGACAAAGACTATAAGCTCTGTCTCTTCATCAACAATAACTGTTTCTTCTGCATTTTCTTCTGTACCTTTAGCTAACTCAGTATGGGTTATAGAAAATACATCTTTATCACTTCAAACTTTTAGGGTTTTCTCTGTCAAAGAGGTAAACCAGTTAGAGTATGAAATACAAGCTGTTGTTCATAATCCATTAAAATATGCAAGTGTTGAAGATGGTTCTACTTTATCTACAAGAACAATATCTGTTTTATCAGACCTAAAACCTTCACCCAGTAACTTACAAGGTTCAGAACAAATTGTTGTTTTAAATAATCGTGCTGTTTCAAAACTGTTTATTCAATGGCAACCAGTAGCAGGGGTTACAGAATACATGGTTCAATATAGATTTAAAAATGAAAACTTCATATCTGAAAGAGTAAAAAGACCTGATTTTACTATTTTTGAAACTCAGCTAGGAACGTATGAAGTAAGAGTTTTTAGTTATAACGCATTAGGTAAACCAAGTACTACACCATCAAGAACAACATTTACAACTGTTGGTAAAACAGCTTTACCAGATGATCCAAGTGGCTTAACTTTAGAACCTGTTTCAGATCAGTTTGTACGACTACGTTTTAATCCTTCTACTTCTGTTGATGTTTTACATGGAGGTACTGTTTCAGTGAGGCATACACCCTCTGTTGATAGAGCAACAGCGACTTTCCAAAACTCTACAGAAATAATTCCTAAATTAGCTGGAAATATCACAGAAACACTTGTCCCAGCTTTGAGTGGGACATATTCAATTAAGTTCATTGACGATACTGGAAACAGATCAGATAATGCAGCAAGAATTATAGTCACACAACCAGATCCACAGCCAAATCAAATAATACTTACAGAGAGAGAAGATACTGACTCACCACCATTTCAAGGTGAGAAAGTAAATACTTTTTATGATGCAACCTTTGATGGATTGCTTTTAGATGGAACTTTGTTATGGGATTCAATAACGCAGAATATTGATGATTTAGCCAATATTGATTTTGCTGGCCCTATAAACTCTAGCGGCACTTATGAATTTCAAAATAAAGTTGACCTTGGAGCAATATTTAATCTTACTCTTAAAAGAAGGTTTGTTACTTCTGGACTTCTTGTTAATGATCTTATTGACTCTAGAACTGCAAATATTGATACATGGACTGACTTTGACGGTACTCAAGCTGATGATGTAAATGCAAAACTTTTAGTAGCAACAACAGATATAGACCCAGCAACTTCAGTTTCAGCTACTTACGAGCAAAGCGGGACTACAATAAGTGTCACAAAAACCGATCATGGTTATGCTGTCGAAGATTTTGTTGTAATAGATTTTACTGCTGGCAGTGCAACAGATGGCAACTATGAAATCCAAACAGTACCAAATGCAAACTCTTTTACAGTGACAGCTAGTGCTAGTGCAACAATATCAAGCGGTACTTCATGCACTTATGGAGCAAACTTTACTCAATTTAATACTTTTGCTAATGGAGAATATACAGCAAGAGGATTTAAATTTAAAGTTGAACTTACATCAGATGACCCATCGCAGAATATAAATGTTACTGAGCTTGGATATGAAGCAAGTGTAAAACGTAGAACAGAAACTGTTAATACATCTATAGCCTCTGGAACTTCTGCAAAGACAGTCA